ACTTAACCAATACTTTGCTGGCGCAAATGTAGTTGTAGTTCCTGATAACGATTTGGCAGGATGGAACTACGCTCAAAAGGTTGTTGAGGCGCTGATAACTACCGCTAAGAGCGTCAGAGTCTTAGACTTACCGCATCTTGGGCTTAAAGAAGATGCTTATGAGTGGGTGCATCAGTATGGTCAGGATAGATCAACATTGGCACAAGTGGCTAAAGCCTGTCCCGTTGTGGAGTCCATCACTGAGGTTCACACTCCACAAAGGTTGTTGTACCTGTCAGAGACCCCGCAAGTAGAGGAAGAATCCTCAAAGTCTAAGTTCCTTGTCGAGTCTTGGGACTCAATCAAGGATGAACCAGTTGAGTGGTTGATTCAGGACATACTGCCTAAAAAAGCATTCTGTGCATTGTTTGCTCCCCCTGCCTCATGGAAGTCATTTCTCGCACTAGATATGGCTGAAGCAATTGCTACTGGTAGGGATTGGATGGGTTGCAGAATCCCGCAAAAAGGGGCTGTTCTCATTATTGCCGGCGAGGGACATGGTGGACTAGGTGCTAGGGTCAAGGCTTGCAAGATACAAAATAACTCACCAGATGGGGCAAACCTGTATGTCATCAGGTCACAAATCAACCTTAGATCAAGTCCAGAGGAGTTTGAGGCATTAATCAATTCAATCAATGACTTAATAGCGCAAATTGATGAGCCACTGCAATTAGTCATCCTAGATACCTTGATGCGTATGAGTGGCGGCAACTTCAACGAGAACAGTTCTGAAGACATGGGTGCGGTAATCACGCAAATAGGAAGAATTCAATCCATCTTTGGTTGCGCCATTATGGTCATCCATCACAGTGGTAAAGATGTAACCCGTGGACTACGAGGTCACTCCAGCTTGCTAGGTGCAGTCGATACTGAACTTGAAATCAACAGGCTAGATAGCGTCATCAACTCAGCAGACCCATCAGTTAAAGGGTCTGGAACGATCACCACCACCAAGCAGAAAGACGGGTCTGACTCCATAGTCATAGGATTTGAGGTCGTACTGATTGAGGTTGGAACATCAGATTTAGGGTTTGAAACCATCACTTCATTAGCCGTTAGACAGAACCAAGAGGTTGCCAAATCCAACCCCAAAGGCTCTAAAAACAATAATGGCAGCGGCAATAATCAACGCATTGAGTTAGATTCCTTGTATAAAGTTATTAAGGCTAAAGGCTCGTCTCGTGTAGTAGATGGTTCTAATAGGCATGGCGTAAGTTTGGATGATTGGAGAGCAGAGTTTTGGAGCATGAAGGGTTGCAGTGAAGATGACAAGGCAGCTTTTAGGAAGGCTTGGCTACGAGCAAGGGAGAGATTGGTAGCGATAAATAAGATCACGATTGGCTCTGATTGGGTGTGGCTGAAGTCCATAATAGATTACCCAACAGGGGACAAAGGGGACAAAGATGTATAGATATACAGTGACAAGTAAGGGTTTACCATGGGGACAAATGACAAATTAGGTTTGTCCCCTTTAAATTGACTGTTTTTTAGGCAGTTGCTTAAAAATTAGGCAGAATTTGATTAACTTTTGGAGGATTAGATTGAAACAACTGTATGTTTATCCAGTGACAAACGAGACAAATGGGGACAAACGATACAAATGTCCCCTCGAGGAGATGGGGACAAACCACCCCTTGTATATACAAGGGGTTTGTCTCCTGTCGCTTTGTCTCTTTGTCTTTTGTTTAAGGAGTTTTAAAAATGGTTAGGTCAAGGTCGAGGAAAGATGTTCCTGAAGTCATCAAGCCAGCTAGACAGGCAACGCAGTGGGAGATTCAGTCTAACGCTGTGCTGGTGGAGTTGGAACGCAAAAAGGGTCAGCACTACGAGAAATGGGGAGTTGACCGATTGATTACTTTAGTTGACATTGAGTTTAGGACTAAGGTTTGGCTGCAAATGGGTAGAGTTTGGGATGCCTTGGATATGGGTGACCTCGACAAGCTGCACAAAGCAGTTAACGGGATGTGCAAAGGTTTCGATGCTTTGGAGAAATGGGCTTTGGAAAATGAGATTGAACCAAACCCGCCCATCCAGTTCCTTGAATGGAAGTCAGTCCGAGGTGTTCCGATGGTTGTGGTCAGAACAGAGAACGATGCAGTTGAACTCCAGACCCACCGCAAAGACATCAACAACGGCAACATCTGGACACTAGAAGAAATTGAGTTGTTCCTGCAAGAGCCACAGGTGCAGACCATCATCAAGGCTAAAGCCCTGTCCCCAACTGCAAGGATGACTAAGTTCACGCCCAAAGAAGGATTTGCTCAAGGTTCAGGCTTTGATGACATGGAAGAAGACCTAGATGCGATCTTCTTTGGTGAGCCCTATGAAGCTAAGTACAAGCCTTTGAGTCATGGCTAGACCAGCAAGCGTACACACAACCCATTTCAACAGGGTTCTGACTGATGCAGACAGGGCAATTCTTGCCTGTGCTGGTCGTGGAGACATTTCCCTTGGGTTCAAGAATGCACTGGAATGCTTTGCAATCTTGTGGGAACTAGGATACCGCCCACAGCACGACCTAAAGGATTTCTTAGGGGTAGATAAGGATAGCTAGTTACAGCGCCTTTACGGGTTGTTTTAATGCGTTCTAACGGCATTGATGGCATAAGTTTTAGCGTAGTTTTATTAAGAATTTGAAATGTCATCCAAACAGCATTACAACGACAGTCCCCCGATAATGCACCACCCGCCTCTTTCCCTCTCCACCGCCGCCCAGAAAATCTTTTTCAGAATGCGAAATATAAAAGTTATCCACAGGTTATCCACAGATCGGAGGGCAAGTTATCCACATTTTGCCCATTTGGTTTCATTTCCAGTTGCAATTTGCAGATGCGTGTAACACTTTTAGATATTTAAAGTTAACATAATGGACATTGTATAAAGCCGTTTTTGTAAGCAATCTGTAAGCGTCTTGTAAAAGTCCAATGGAATCAATGACTTACAGAAGTTATCCACAGAATCCACAGATGCCTGTGGATAACTGTCTTATCATTTTGATAGGGGGGAGGGGGTGGTCGCTGGTCGTGATAATTGTGGGAGCCTCCTCTATCCTCAAGAAGGTAAATTGACTTTATTATGTGTTTGCGATACCTTAAGAGGGTGCTAATAAACAGGAAAAGCCATGTTGACTCAAGCTAGACTAAAAGACTTAATGACCTATGACGCTGACACTGGCGTATTCACCCGAATCAAATCTGTACAGCGATCTGGTCGCCGAGTGAGTGATATACCAAATACCCACGGATATCTTTCTGTCTGCATTGACTACAAAATTTATTTACAGCACCGAGTTGCTTGGTTGTACGTTTATGGCAAGTTCCCTGAAGGTCATTTAGACCACATAAACCGAGTAAAGACGGACAATCGCTTATGTAACTTAAGGGTGGTTACCGACTTTGAAAACAGCCAAAATACTCCACCAGCAAAAAACAACCTGTATCCCCATGTTCATTGGGTAGTCAAAAAAAATAGCTTTAGGGTGCGAATCAAGTCGGCGGGAAAGGCATACGCCAGATACTTTAAGTCTTTTGAAGACGCAAAAAAGTGTTCTGACGAATTTAGGAAAAAATACAAACCCTTATTCACTGTTGGTTAAGTCGGCAAAACGAAAAAGCGAAAATAGAAAAAAATAGGTGTTGGCGCAGGGAGTTCCGAATTAGTAATTAGATAACCCCAAAGGAAATCATTCGGGTACTATGCGCCAACGCTGATAACTCTAGCATATTGCGTCCTAATTTGCTATAGTCCCCCCCAACATCACGCCCACAACTCTCAAGGACAATCGTGAAGATAGAGCAAATGGACAGCATCCAAGACGAGGTAGAACCAACCAAGAAGAAGGCTGGCAGACCCAAGGGCGTATTCAAACTCAAGCGTCAGATACAGGAGTACGCAAGGAATCCTGACTTGGCGCTTCCCAAGACTGACAACCAGCGTATCAAAGACTTGAAGGATATGCTTATCAGGTCGAGTGGTAAGGATGTTGTCGAGAAGATGATTAGCATAGCGTTGAACGACAACCACCCCGCACAGATGGCAGCTATCAAGATGTGTGTTGACCGCACCCTGCCAGTTAGTATGTTTGAGAAGGATAAGAGCCAGAGGAGTGCAATCCACATTAATATCACTGGCATAGGCGCACCAGTGGCTGCGACAGTTGAAGAAGAACCCAAAGACATAGAAGACATAGAGGCTAAGAATGGCTGATTTGAACTTTGCGCTATTGCCTTGGCAACAACAGGTGTACGCCGATAAGACGAGGTTCAAGGTTGTGGTAGCTGGCAGGCGGTGCGGTAAGTCAAGGTTAGCGGTTACTACGCTATTGATTGAGGGTTTAAGCTGTCCCGCTGGTAGTGCGGTGATGTACGTTGCCCCTACGCAGGGTCAGGCTAGACAAATTGTTTGGGATGTTTTGCTTGACGTAGGACGGGAGATTATCCAATCAAGCCATGTCAACAACATGGAAGTCACACTCGTTAACGGGGCAAAGATATATGTTAGGGGCAGTGACAGACCCGACACATTGCGGGGAGTGTCATTGACTTACGCTGTACTGGATGAGGTGGCTGACATTAAGCCTGAGACTTGGGAACAGGTGATTCGAGCGTCTTTGAGTGACAAGAAGGGTAGAGCCCTGTTCATATCGACACCAAAGGGACGCAACTGGTTATATGACTTGTATAACTTAGGGCAAGAGGGGAGTGACCCTGATTGGAAAAGTTGGCACTTTACGACAGCAGACAACCCGCTTATTGACCCTGATGAAATTGAGAGTGCGAAGAAAACCCTAAGTTCATTCGCCTTCAAGCAAGAGTATATGGCAAGTTTCTCAAATGCGGGGTCAGATGTCTTTAAGGAAGAATGGATTAAGTACGGAGAAGAACCTCAGTATGGCTCTTACTTCATAGCCTGTGACTTGGCTGGATTTGAAGAAGTAGCTAGACAGGCGGCTAATTCCAAGAAGAGGCTAGACCAGACAGCGATTGCTGTTGTTAAGGTAACTGATGAGGGTAAATGGTTTGTAAAAGAGATTGCTTTTGGTAGGTGGGACATCAGGGAGACTGCTGCTACGATTCTGTTAAAGATGCGGGAATACCGACCTTTGAGCGTTGGAATTGAGCGAGGAGCATTAAAAAACGCTGTTTTGCCGTATTTGAGTGATCTAATGCGGAAAAATAATGTATATTCGCACATAGTTGACTTAACGCATGGCAACAGGAAAAAGACTGACAGGATTATCTGGAGTCTCCAAGGAAGGTTTGAGCATGGGCGTATTGTGCTGAACTCTGAGGAAGATTGGGATGAATTCAAAGATCAACTCTTGATGTTCCCTGCCCAAGGTGTTCACGATGACTTACCCGATGCTCTTTCCTACATTGACCAACTGGCTGTAACCTCATACTTTGTTGATGACCAAGAAGATGAGTGGGAGCCTCTAGATATTATTTCGGGGATATAAATGGCAACAGACAAAGAAGTCAAGTTAGAACAAAACGAATTTTATGAGCCTACTGAGGCTGATAAAGAGTTGACCGATTTCATTACCAGCCATTGTGATAAGTGGAGAGATTGGCGAGATACTAACTTTCTTCCTGATTATCTAGAGTATGAGCGCATTTTCCGAGGTCAGTGGGCTTCTGAAGACAAGACTCGTGAATCTGAGCGTAGCCGCATCGTTACCCCCGCCACCCAACAAGCTGTAGAGACTCGCCATGCTGAGATCATGGAAGCTATCTTTGGTCAAGGCGACTTCTTTGATATTGAAGATGACATCAAGGATGTGAACGGCAATCCAATTGATGTTGAGCAAATCAAGAATCAGTTGATGGAAGACTTCAAGAAAGACAAGATTCGTAAAGCCATTGACCAGATTGAGTTGATGGCAGAAATCTATGGTACTGGCATTGGCGAGATCATCGTCAAGACTGAAAAAGAGTATATCCCTTCTACTCAACCTATTCCTAATCAGATGGGTCAAGCAGCAATTGGCGTGATGGAGAAAGAGCGCATTGCTGTCAAGATCATGCCTATCAACCCCAAGAACTTCTTGTTTGACCCCAATGGGACAAGCATTGATGACTGTATGGGTGTGGCTATTGAGAAGTATGTCTCTATCCACAAGGTTGTTGAGGGGATTGAGAAAGGTATCTACCGCAAGGTAAACATCACTCCTACCTATGAAGATACTGACTTAGAGCCTACCCAAGAGATTAGCCAGTACCAAGATGAGAAGGTACTGTTGTTGACATACTACGGATTAGTACCCCGTGAGTATTTGAACAACATGAAAGAAAACAAAGACATTGTTGAGTTGTTCCCTGAGAATTCAGCGGCAGAAGACTACTCAGACATGGTAGAAGCTATTGTCGTAATTGCCAACGATGGTATGTTATTGAAGGCTGAAGAAAACCCTTACATGATGAAAGACAGGCCTGTATTGTCGTACCAAGACGATACAGTGCCTAATCGCTTGTTGGGGCGAGGTACAGTGGAAAAAGCCTTCAATATGCAGAAAGCTATTGATGCTCAGACTAGGGCTCACTTGGATTCACTCGCTTTGACCACTGCCCCAATGGTTGCTATGGATGCCACACGTTTACCCCGTGGCATGAAGTTTGAGATCAAGGCTGGTAAAGCTATTCTCACCAATGGCAACCCCAATGAAATCCTGTATCCATTTAAGTTTGGAGCAACTGACCCAAACAACTTAGCAACTGCCAAAGACTTTGAGCGTATGTTGTTGCAAGCGACAGGGACTCTAGACTCACAAGGTGTGGTTTCTCAGTCAAATCGTGATGGTGCTGGTATGTCGATGGCGGTTGCCACCATCATCAAGAAGTACAAGCGTACTTTGGTCAACTTCCAAGAAGATTTTCTTGTGCCTTTTATTAAGAAGGCTGCTTTTAGGTATATGCAGTTCGATCCAGAGCGTTATCCTTCAGTTGACATGAATTTTATACCTACTGCAACCCTTGGAATCATTGCTCGTGAGTACGAACAACAGCAATTCATTGGTTTGTTGCAGACTCTTGGCCCCAATACACCTGTTTTGCCTGTAATTCTCAAGGGAATTATTGCTAATTCAAGTTTGAGCAACAGATTTGAGATGATGGCGGCTTTGGATGAGATGAGCAAGCCTAATCCGCAAGCAGAACAGATGCAACAGATGCAACAAGAGTTGGCAATGCAGACTGCACAGGCTAATATTGCTGTCCAGACAAGCCAAGCAGAGCAAAACAAAGCAGAAGCTATCAAATTGTCTGTTGAGGCGCAGTTATTGCCACAAGAAGTACAGGCAAAGAACATGGCGGCAATGACCAAGAATCTTCCTAATCAAGATGATGAAGCGTCTAAAGAGTTTGACAAGCGTGTCAAGATTGCCGAGTTGATGCTCAAGGAAGCAGACATTAAAAACAAGTCTAAAATTGTCGAGTTACAGATGAATAATGCTAAAAGCACTGTAGTAGACATGGAAAACGAGTTTTTACAAAACTTAAATCAGGAGTTGGCAAATGGCAATAGATAAAATCTTCAATGATGGAAATGTAGATGGCATTGCAGATAATATCTTTAATGCGGTAAACAACTCTGTGTCCGAAGTTAAGCAAATGCAGCAGCGTAAGGCGGCTGAGAATGCTCAAATGGTTGTCCAATCTCTAAAGAAGATTGACACAGACATTCGTGATAAGTTTGACAATGTAGCCAATGTTCTTGAGAAACGAATCATTACTATCAAGGATGGTCGTGACGGGATTAATGGTAAAGACGGGCGGGATGGTAAAGATGGTAAGGCGGGTAAGGATGGTTTGAGGGGTGAGAGAGGCCCAGCGGGAGTTAATGGACTCAATGGAGTTGATGGTCTTGATGGTGTGTCGGTATCTAATGCCAACATCGACTTTGATGGCTCTTTGATTATTGCTTTGTCTGATGGTACAGAGATCAACGTAGGTGAAGTAGTTTCTACAGAACTACAAGACCGCATTAAAGTTATTACCAGTGGTGGTGCTGGCGGCGGTGGTGGTAGCGGAACAGTCACAAGTGTCGCAACTGGTACAGGTTTATCAGGTGGCCCAATTACCACAACTGGAACTATTGCTTTGGCAAACACTGCTGTAACGGCAGGAAGCTACACATTAGCTAGCATTACTGTTGATGCTCAAGGTAGGCTTACATCTGCTGCAAACGGCAGTGCTGGCAGTGGCACAGTCACAAGTGTTGCTCTTTCTGGTGGTACAACTGGACTGACTGTAACTGGCAGTCCTATCACCACATCAGGAACAATCACACTGGCAGGAACATTGGCAGTTGCAAATGGTGGTACAGGTACTGCTACTCCTAGCATTGTTGCTGGAACAAATATTACAGTATCTGGCACTTTCCCAAATCAAACCATTAACTCAACTTCTAGCGGTGATGTAGTTGGGCCAGCATCTTCTACAGACAATGCAATCACAAGATTTGATAGCACCACAGGCAAGCTAATCCAAAACAGTTTGGTTACAGTCTCTGACACTGGTGCAATCACAGCGCCACAAGTCGGGTCGGTTATTCCCTTCTACTATGCTGACCAAACAGGTTTTCCTTCTGCCTCAACTTATCATGGTGCGTTGGCTCACTCTCATACTGATGCTGCAATGTACTTTGCTCATGGCGGTGTTTGGGTCAGGATTATTGACAATGGTGGGCCACTTGGAACACCCTCTAGTGGTACAGCAACTAACTTAACTGGCTTGCCACTGTCTACTGGTGTGACAGGAACTCTGCCAATAGCTAATGGTGGTACTGGAACTACATCAACTACTTTTGTCAATGCGGCAACCAATGTTACTGGTACGTTGCCTATTGCTAATGGTGGTACAGGTCAAACTACTTTGGCGGCGGCTAATATTGCTGTTGTCAATGTTGCCAACACATTCACAGGCACTCAGACATTCTCAGGAACATCATCAGCACTAGCAATGGTTTTAAATGATGTGGCAGAGGTAACAACAGTATCGGCTACAGCGGCAACAGGCACGATTAACTACGACGTTACTACTCAAGCTGTTCTCTATTACACCAGCAACGCAAGTGCTAACTGGACAGTTAACTTCAGAGCGTCTAGCGGTACTTCTCTTGATACTTTGATGAGTACAGGTCAGTCGATGACTGTGGCTTTCTTGGTAACTCAAGGCTCTACAGCTTATTACAACTCTGCTGTGCAAGTTGATGGAACTGGTACAGGTGTAACTACAAGATGGTTTGGTGGTGCGCCTACTGCTGGTAATGCTAGTGGCATTGATTCGTATCGCTATCTCATTATCAAGACAGGTTCTGCAACATTTACTGTCTTGGCAAGCAACACACAATTTAAGGCCTAAAAAGATGCCATTACAAGGAACTTCTGGTGCGGCTTCTCAAGATGGCTTTGGTGGCAATGGTGTGGCTGTTGTGCCTGCGTATATTGAGGATGTGTTCTCTTGCTTTTTGTATACGGGTAATGGCGCTACACAAACTATCACCAATGGCATTGACTTGTCTACCAATGGTGGCTTAGTTTGGGTTAAAACACGAACAACAAATACTGGTGGAGGAACTTACAACAACAGTAATATTTTGGCTGATTCCGCTAGAACACCATCAAATATATTACGAACAAACGGGACTGAAGCGCAAGATGGTAGCCCGTCTTTTTCATCATTTAATAGCAACGGATTTACACTTGGAACTAGTGCAAATACAAATAACACAGGCGTTAATTCCGTATCATGGACATTCCGCAAGCAGCCTAAGTTTTTTGATGTTGTGACGTATACGGGGAATGGTACGGCAGGACGCACTGTTTCACATAATCTTGGAAGTGTCCCAGGCTGTATTATTGTTAAGTCAACAAGTGCTTCTGGTTTTTGGCGTGTGTATCACAGAAGTATTGGCAATACTGGCGGCCTTTCATTAAGCCAAACAACTAGCACTGCAACAACTGCGTCATATTGGAATAACACTAGCCCAACATCAACTCAGTTTACTCTTGGTGATGCAACTGCTGTTAATGGTAATGGCGACTCTTTTGTAGCCTACCTATTCGCCCATGACGCAGGGGGCTTTGGCCTGACGGGTACGGACAATGTGATTAGCTGTGGGTCTTATACAGGCAATGGTTCTACATCAGGGAATCCAGTCACATTAGGTTTTGAGCCGCAGTGGGTGATGATTAAACAAACAAGCGCCTCTGGAAATAATTGGGTACTGGTTGACACAATGCGAGGTATACCCACGGGCGGCGATGATGCGCTGCTATACCCAAACACATCCGGAGCAGAAGCCTACAATGACAGGTTGTCAGTTACATCTACAGGGTTTTCTTTAAATTCTCTTGGTGGCGACACTAACGCCAACGGCTCAACCTACATCTACATAGCCATCCGCAGAGGCCCGATGAAAGTGCCTACTACGGGTACGAGTGTGTTTAGTCCTAACTCGCAAACCGCAAGCACTGGAACAGCAATAACAACAAATTTCCCACCTGATTTACAGCTATACCGAAGTACCGCTCAAGTAGCAAATGAGGGAGTCGCTGTAGACAGGTTGCGCGGCGTTAACTCGACTACAACGGCAAATTCAACACCTTGGTTAGACACGACTACAGCGGCGGCAGAAGCCACAGCATCAAGCGTGACTAGAAATTGGGGTAATACAGGGTTTGAAATGCCAGGTTTTGTGGCTACTATTCCTAGTGTGTTCTACAGCTTCAGACGAGCCCCATCGTTTATGGATGTGGTTTGCTATACGGGGACGGGTTCTGCAACCACGTTTAGCCATAACTTACAGGCCGTACCTGAGTTAATGATTGTTAAACGTAGAAGTGCCGCTGCGGACTGGTCTGTATATTCTTCTGCGTTGGGCAATAACAAATATTTATCTTTAAACGATACGATTGCATCATCAACAACTGCGACTTATTGGAACAACACAACTCCAACTTCTTCTGTATTTACAGTGGGAGTAGGCGCCCAAACAAATGGCTCTGGGTCAACCTACGTTGCCTACCTTTTTGCAACCTGCGCTGGTGTTTCCAAAGTAGGAAGCTACACAGGTACAGCCACTACAAAGCAAATTGACTGTGGCTTTACAGCAGGGGCGAGGTTTGTACTCATAAAACGCACTGACTCAACAGGGGATTGGTATGTGTGGGACTCGGCTCGGGGCATTGTGGCGGGTAACGACAGTTATCTTTTATTGAATTCAACTGCGGCAGAGGTCACAAGCACAGATTACATTGATACCTATTCTGCTGGTTTTGAAATAAGTAGTACAGCCCCTGCTGCAATAAATGCTAATGGTGGTTCGTTCATCTTTTTTGCGGTGGCCTGATATGACTAAAGACAAGTTCAAACAAGGCTACACACGCAGCAAATCGGATGCTAAACGCCGAGGCATTCAGTTTGAATTCACATTCGATGAATGGAAAAATTGGTGGCTTGAAACTGGAAAATGGGATAAGCGTGGCAGAACTTCTGGTTGTTACCAAATGTGTAGAACCAACGATGTTGGGCCATATGTTTTAGGCAATGTTTATTGCGACACCATTGAGGCAAATAGCCGCCTACCCCATGCTGGCGCTATTCGCCCAACGGAATGGTCTGCAAAGATTGGCGCTTCTTTAAGAGGTAAGCCAAAAACTAAAGAGCATTCCAAGGCTTTGGCTTTGGCAATGCTTGGCAAACAATACAGTACACCTGCTGGTGTGTTTCAAACTTCAGCAGAGTGTGAACAAGCAACTGGTATTAAACGAGCAACAGTTATGTGGCGATGCAAGAACAATTACCAAGGCCACTGGTCTTACGCATAAGGAAACATCATGCAAATACGAACAAATGACGGGCAAGTAATGTACGAGAGTGAATTTCGTGCATACACAAAAGCCAATGGCGGCCCTACTTGGGAGACAACAACAACTGAGGTGCTAGAAGCCTTGGGTGCTGATGTCATCTTTGAAGGCCCACAAGCTACAGGTGGCACTGTCTATCAAACTTCAGTCTATGGCGGAATTGAGCAGATTGAGGGCAAGTGGTACACCAAATGGAGTCTTGGCCCATCGTTCTTTGACACTGAAGATGATGAAGGTAATGTCACCACTGCCGCACAGAATGAAGCTGCTTACAAGGCTGCTAAAGACGCAGAACAAGCCAAATCTGTTCGCACCACAAGGGACAACAAGCTGTCAGAAACTGATTGGCGGTTTCGCAGCGATATGACACCATCACAGGCGTGGAAAGATTACTGCCAAGCCCTGCGGGATGTGCCATCTCAGGCAGGTTTCCCTTGGACTATTACTTGGCCAGAGGCACCATGATGACACCACTTGAAGGAAGACTTGATACGCATGAGCAGGTGTGCGAGTTCCGCTACGACAGCATCAACGCTCGACTCAAACGCATTGAGCAGATCTTGATCGGCTCATGTGCAGCCATCATTGCCATGCTGCTCACGTTGGTGCTGAAGCTGTGAAGTGGATCCAATCAGCATCTGCTTGCTTGCAGCTGGCTTGGTCAAGCAGATCCAAGCTGGGTGTGAGCTTTACAAGCAGGCTAAAGAGTCTTTCGTTGAGATCAAAAGAACTGCTGATGAGGTTGTTGCCATTGGCAAAGAGGCGCATGGCTTCTGGAATCAGCTACTTGGGTTCTTTGGTAGCAAGCCTAAAGCCCAGGTTGCAAAGTCAAATGGCAAGTCTAAGAAATCTGATTACGTCTCTGTCTCAGAGACTCAAGTCAAAATTGACATTGTCAAAAACCTCACTGAATTCTTCAGACTCCAAGAACAGTTAGCAGCACACATTAGGGAAGAGGAAGAGAAAAGCAAAAACATCTACGACCCTGACCAAAACCTGATGGAGTCAGCACTCAAGCGAGTGATGGCCCAGCAAGAGATGGACAACTTGGTTATACAAATACGAGAGTGCATGGTCTTCACACCAGCAGAGATGGGTGCTCTGTACTCTGAAGTGTTCAGCATGAGAGAAAAGATTGAAGAGGAGCAAACACAAGCAAGGCTCAAACAGGAAGCCAAGAATAGGCAGGAGCTATGGCTACGCAAAGAGGAACAAAGAAACTTCCAGCTAAAAATAGCGTACCTAGTAGTGACTACCCTATTCCTCCTTTACCTGTGGCTGTGGCTCCTGTTCGTCAGTCAGTTAAGGAAGACATAGTGGCAGCTATTCTTTTGTGTTTGTCGCTAGCCCTGCTGCTGCCCCTTGGTGCAATGTTGTACCTAGATGTGCTGCAGACAAATCAGGAAGTTAAACAAGAGTTGATAAAGCTGCAAAAGCTTAGAAGGCAGATTGAGCAAAAGGAGAAAGACAAATGAATGTGTATGAAATTTGGATTCTGTCTGTAATGCTTGTGATGCTGGCAGGTTGCGAGGATCGCTTCAGATACCCATGCCAAGACCCAGCTAACTCTGCGCTTGCTGAGTGCAAGCCACCCATATGTTCCGCTACGGCGACCTGCCCTGACCAACTAATCAAACCAGAGAAGGAGACAAAGTAATGCCAACCATTGGATACAAACCAAACAACCGCCTGACACCAGAAGAGATTGAAGCTCGCGTGTGGGCTTTTGTTATTGTGGTGATTGCGCTGATCCTGATCGGCTCATGCTTTAGCTTCATCTACTCTGTGACTTTTGTCACCCAGCCCATGATCGGCATGGCACCCATTGACAAGGTCTACACCAAGATGCTGAACGACATCATGCTGCTTTGCACTGGTGTACTAGGTGGCGTGGCTGGCCGCAAGGCTGTCTCTGCTGTGGCCATAGCGAATGCCAAGGCCGAGGCTGTTGACATTGATGAGCCACCAAAGCCATGAGTATTTTTAACCCTTGGGTAATCTTGGGATTTGTCTTGTCTGTAACCATCTCTTTTGGGGGTGGTTACTTTAAAGGCAAGCATGATGAGAATGTCTCTCAGCAACTTGAGATTGCACGCTTAAACGCTATTGCAAGGACAAAAGAGGCGGCATTGACAACAGCCGTGACATCGACAGCCACAGCATTGAGGACTTCAAATGAAAAAGCAAAACAGATTTCAAAGGAACGTGATTTGGCTATTGCCTCTGGTGCTCTGCGGTTGCGGCTCCCTGGCAAAACCACCTGCCCCGTACAAGCCTCCGCAAATACCCCCGTTGCCAGCGGAGATAGCAGTCAAGAGGGAAGCGAACTTGACGCAACGACTGCTCAAACTCTTATCGCCATCACAGACGATGGAGACGAAGCAATTAGACAACTTGCCTCCTGCCAGCAAGCCTACGAATCCATCTACCAAACCTTAAAGGAGAAACCATGAATCTGTCAGCCAACTTTTCCCTGCACGAACTAACGAAGTCAGAGACTGCCCTGCGCATGGGCTTTGACAACACTCCTGATGACGAAGCTACAGAGAACTTGCGCCTGCTGTGCGAGAAAGTGCTGCAGCCGGTGCGCGACCACTTTGGCAAGGGCGTGAAGGTTAACTCTGCCTACCGCAGCCCTGAGTCCAACGCTGCTGTTGGCGGGTCCAAGACATCAGATCACTGCAAAGGCATGGCGGCTGACATTGAGATACCTGGCGTGGCCAATGCAGAGCTGGCGCAGTGGATCATGGACAACCTTGAATACACCCAGCTAATCCTTGAGTTCTACACACCCGGCATTCCTGACAGCGGCTGGGTTCACATTAGCTTTGACCAATCTAACCTCAAGAATCAAGAGCTGACAGCAACCAAGGTGGCAGGCAAGACAACCTACCTGCCAGGCTTAGTGGCTTAACCCTGTGATGCACCCAGTGCTTTGATGCGCTGGGTGTAGCTGGCTGTGTGCCGGATCCGCTTGA